GGTTACCACGTTAGTAGAGAACGGAAAACCTGGTATCAGCAGTGGGACGGCAAACCCTGCATCAGTGCCTAATTATTGACCTTTGTGAGAACTTCTGTTCAAGAGTCTGTGGTCAGCATCTTTTGCGAGAGACAGTGCCTTCAGCGACCTTTGTGAGAACTTTGTTCAAGAGTCTGTGGTCAGCATCTCTTCTGAGGGACGGTACCTTTAAGTGTTAAGTATTGTGATCAACATGCATTCAGTCCGTCTGAGCGACACGGCCAGACGGGCCTTGTGGTATATGAAACCACTGAAGCCCGAGACAACATTGCTCATGCGGCAGAGGTTCTTCGCAGGCAAGCACTCTTGGTTTGAGGGCGCTTGTGCTGACATTTACGGAGCGGTTCACGCGCTTTATGGCATCGACGATGAACTTTGCGGCTGGTTCCTAGGCCTGTTGGCTTGGGCGGGCTCAGTGAGTCCTTCTGGCTCACTTCACGATTTTTACGACTACAGCATGCCTGAGATGAGACGCATAGCTGAGATGGTCACGGCCTACACCATTGGGACGTACGGTCGCAAGCACAACGACCACGCTTCGATTATGGATGCAATCACGGCGTTCAATTTGGAGCATGGGACCATTGTGACCAGTGGTCTCAGCAAAACCCAGTGCGGCGCTAATGACGGCTTCTATCTGGAGGCACACCAGCCCCCCATGGGCGCGATGACTAAGGCCATTTACGCTGCGGCCCCTGTGATCGACTTGACTGATGACCTGGAAGACAAGTTGTCGGACGCGGTTGATCTGTCATTGGACGATTTGGCTGAGGCAGCCTGGGAGCTGCAAGCTGGCCCCTCGTTCTTCGAGAAACAAGCGGAGAAGGCCGCCGGAGCGTTCGTCAAGGGAGCCATCAACGCGTACCACGAACACAACGCGTCGCAGGTTATTGCAGGCGCAGTTGCTGACGTCGTTGCTCAGACGACGCAGCCAGCTCTAGACAAGATGTATGATGGCACGCTCGGGTTCCTCATGGACAAAATCGACAGGTTCAAGAGATGGTTGTGGACGCTTCTGGCTGACATTGGTCGGTTCTTCACACCGAGCAAGGACCGGGTCGCCGAATTGGTAGCTTTCGTCAAAGATCTCTTTTCGACCGTGTATTCGGTGGGTTCTACTGCCATCGAACAACTTGGAGCCCTGCTGAATGAGCTTGGCGAGACAGTCGGATCAGGGTGCCTGGCCATTTTCGCGCTAGTGTCCATGGGCGGCTTTTGCCTTATCGACTCGTGGGCACCAAACTTGACGCAGTGGGTTTTTGACAAGCTCTTGTCTCTGTTTATGACGGAGGCTGGGCCCATGGAGCACCAATCACGCGTATTCGAAAGGGTCACTGCAAGACCAGGCATGATCTACGTCGCACTGGGTCTTCTGGGTGTGGCCAATATCGGCCAGGCCATCAGTCTCTTCAACAACTTGCCCAGGTTCATGGAGACGGTCAGCAACATTCCTCAAGGGATGGGTCACTTGTTCCGAGCAGTCGCACAGTTTCTAGGCTTTGACGTTGAGCTCAAAGTCGCAGAGATGGACATTTCAGACATCAATAGGATGACCGCGTTGTACATTAAGCAGATCAGAGTGGTTAGGGATCCAGAAACCATGAAGGAAATCGAGCAGTTCCATTCTGACTTGTGCAAGTCGGGTCGCAAAGACGTCGCGGTGTGCGTGGCACGATTGGGACGAGCCGTTGTCATGGCCCGTGAGAATCCCGGAATGGTTGCTAAAACCCGACCCGAGCCCACTTTCTTTTTCCTCTCAGGATCACCGGGTGTTGGTAAGAGCAGTGCAGTGGCGTATGTGTTCAAACCGCTGTTGCTGAAAGCCATCCTCAGAGATCCAGTGCTTGCCGCTTATTTGCCAAAGAAATCGGAAGTGCCTACCAGTATGCTCCCAGACGTTTGGTGCTACCCCTGGCAGTTTGGTGATTTTGAGGAGGGTTATGCTGGCAATTTTGCGGTCGAGATAGACGACGCATTCCAGAGCAAGGACCCCTCTACAGCGTCAAGAGCCGCAGCACAGGTCGTGGGCATGGGAAGTTGTGGCCCCTACTCGATTGACGCAGCATTTGAGAGCAAGGGTTGGCTCAGTTTCATTTCACTGCTGATCATGGGCACAACTAACAACGAGAGGATTGAGAACCCTCAGGCCCATAGTCCCGAAGCGTTCGCGCGCAGGTTCACACATCTCTTTCACACTACTGTCAGACCGGTGTTCTACGACCGGGATCTCAACACGCAGTTTATTATACTGGCGGAGGAGAGGAGACGCGAAGGCGGCACCATTGCTGATCTAGTGGAGGTTGCAGAACAGGTTGCCGCGTCCGCAAAGGCCCGTCGTGCAGACAAGCCATTCGATCGTGACCTCTTGGCGGATACGCAGAGGATTTTGTCACTCAGCCAGGAAGAACTGTTCGAGCTAGTGTGTACCTATGAGAAGCAGACCCCTAGTGGTACGATGATACGCAACGGCACAAAGGGCAGCTTTACAGCGCGCGAAGTGGTCGAGGACGTGATACAGGCCATCAAAGCGAGGGTGGCCAGACACAAGGTTAGCTACGATCTTGAGGAGGACTTCCGACACGAAGCCTGGTGGCCTTTCGGCGCTCAGGAAGAACCCGACGAGGATGAAATTGTGGACAAGCGCCCGTTCTGGCGTCAGTTCTTCGGCATTTATAGGGATAGCGACTTTCTTGCCGAGCCAGAGAGAGACAACGAGTTCTTCGACGTGGAATTGGACGATCCTGTGGCAGAGATAATACCCTGCCCGGTGGAGTTGCCATTTATGAGCACTACCAAGCCTTGGTGGTACCTTTTGGTGCTTGCCGGTGCTTTTGGCGGAGCTTATGGGCTCTACAGACTGTTGTTCAGACAGATGGGTTTTGAGTTCCAGACCAACAACGTGAGACCAATTAAGGAGAAGGTGTCCAAGCTTTACGCGAAAGTCATGACCAACGGACCAGCGCTCCAGACCATGACGCTGGGCTACGCGGTCTGTGTGAACAGGCGGGCCGTGGTCGTCCCGAAGCACATGATGGACGTGGCCACCAGTGTTTGGTTTGAGTTTGACGCTTTCCCGGGCAATATCTACAGGCCAATGGGCAAACAAGTCGTCTTGGGGAAGGACCTCGACGCTGTCATGGTCGAGGTTGATTTGCCTCGTGAGGTTCCTATGGCTTGCCTCTCGGCTTGGGCCCCCCGAGATATCATCAACGAGATGTTCAGCGATGTCAAGATTAAAGGCCACGCTAAGATCATTTTCTACGACCAGGACAACGTTGAAAGTTTAGCCCAGACTAAGCTCGGTGAGAACACGAAGTTGGGCACGCGGACGTTTGATGGAGGATACAACTCCAGGCAGGGAGATTGCGGGTTGCCGGTGTTCTTTGGCAGCGGCGTGTCCCAGGCGAGCCCCATCGTCGGAATCCACACCAAAGGCCGAGTCAAAGGCTATTATTCTGGTAACTTCACGATGATCAGTCGTGAGGTGATCGTGTCCGGTCTGAATGAGCTGGGCCTGCCTGTTTGCACACAGCCCAACCTCGCGCTTTCAAAGACGGGGCCCCATCATGGCAAAAAGACCATTCCTGTGAGTGAAGTTTTTGGCTCTGAGGTTGCCCAATTGATGATGGGCTCAAAGACCAACACCAAGGTTTGCAGCGAGATCAACGCTGCGGCTGTGGGCGATTTGGTGGACTGTTATCAGACGAGAGACGAGATGTGGAAAGACGGGGCTCAGAAGAAGGATGCCCTGGTACCCGCCGATTTGAGGCCCAAGGTGAAAGTCTGTTTTCACGCCAAAGACGCAGCAGTCTGTGATGACACGTGTTTCAAGTCGCCGGCGTTGGTCCATCAAGCCAAGTCGATTGCCAAGCCCGGGGTGAGCCTCGGCTGGGTGGACACCCTACGAGACGTGCGCGACTGGTTCGTCACGGAGCTGGCCGACGGGTTTCCCGAATGCAGGGTGTTGGACCCTACGGAGGTTTATGGGCCCAAGCGGTTGAGCTTCTTCACACCTCTCAAGCTGAAGTCAAGCCCAGGTGTGACCCTTAAGAAGGGAGCGACGACAGACGCCATCGTGCACGATCCGAGTTTCGTGCCAACTGTCAGGGAGTTCATTAGATCCTTTGAGGGCGAGCAAACGACGGTGTTTCCGATCAAGATGTTTCCTAAAGACGAAGCTATCAAGGTGAAGAAGGTCCTGGAGGGCGGCACGAGGCAGATTGCTGCTGCGAATCCCTTAGTCAAGGTGGCGCAGAGGTGCGTCCTAGGAGAGCCCATTGCCTACATCAACGCGCACCAACTAGACAGGTTCGGCTTTGCTAACTGTATCAACCCCATCACTGAAGGTGACAGACTTCGCGACTTCCTGAACGCCGACGAGCCTGGTTGGAAGTTCATGGACATCGACATCAAGAACCAAGATGTGTCGCTCAGTAGCTTTATGACTGACGCTTGGTCCGATTTCATCGTCAGTCTGTTCCCAGAGGAGATCAAGCCTTTGGTGGCCAATTTCATGGAGGCTGGCCATTGCTCGGCCAACGTGATGGCGACTGATCGCGACAAGAGCGAGTTCGCTTGGCGTTACGACGACATTTCGTCAGGGAAGTACGACACCAGTGCTGAGAACACCTTCTGTGCCATTTTGCAGGCCTACTGCGCCATGACCATTTGCACATCACACCATTGGAGACTTGCGCGAGAATACATGCACGACTTCAGAGTCATCGCCTGTGGCGACGACGTGGTCCTAGGTTTGGGCCCTTCAATCCACGAGCTGGTTAAGCCAGAGGACTGGATTGCCGCGTACGCTTTGCTAGGCCTCACAGCAACCAGCGGCCGGAAGGACGGGCTCATGGCGTACAACGACTCATTGGACGACTGCGTGTTTCTCAAGCGCAATTTCGGCATTGTCAAGGGACCACGTGGTGAACAAGAGGCTTCAGGAGCCCTGGCCCTGCAGTCAATCTTTAAGCGCTTCGTGTTCGTTAGGCCTGATCTGACTGACGAACAGAAGAAGAACATGAAGGAGGGTGCACTCATGGAGTTGGCCCGTCACGGCAGTGAAACCTACAACAAGGAGAGCCGACGCATTAAGGAGTGCTTCAAGGAGGTCAGCGTCCTGTGGACCTTCGTGACCGCCTGGAACAGGGGCAAAGAGCTCGCCGAACAAGTATCATCGGACAAGACCGTGCCATGGCCGGGCTTCCAACGCATCATGGAGTGCGACTATTAAGTCGCTGACTCGGTAACGAGAACGGACAGCTGGGTACCTGAGCAACTGCCCCGTTTGCTACGCAAAGCACGACGATGACGCGTGAGTCATGCATAACATCAAGAAACAGCACAATGAAACCGGTATCGTGGTCAGACCACGCCCTATTTGCAGCTGGGAACGCTGCAACGAGAGTTCGATGGATTTCGAACACCAAGCAAGGAACACCCGCGACGGTTCTGCAAGGAACACGAAGTCGAGCGACACCAAGACCGAGCACCGTGTGTGCAATTTGGTGTGCACTCCTCAAAAAGACTTCATTCCTCGATCAGTCGCGGACAATCCATCAATCCACAGCTTTCTAGGCCGTGCATTCCCCGTGTACGATCGTGTGCTCACATCCGCAGACAGCGTGGACACCCGGCTATTGCGGGCGCCCATCATGGGCACAATGGGGAAAGTGGCTGCGTTCGTCGAGAAGCTCAACGGTATCTCAACGATAACGGCTACGGCAGTGTTCACAGTTCAGGTGAATGCTCCACCAACAGTCGCCGGCATGCTCTCACTTTCCGTCGAGTGGGGCAACGATCTTGGGCCCGGCTGCGACATTTTTGACGAAGACGTCCCGATTGCGTACACACAGCGGCGTAGGGTGTTCATCGATTTCCAGGACAGGCTGGCTTGCCTGCGGGTGCCTTATGTCTCAGTGCGCAACTCATACAACTTGAACTTGCCTTTCACCAGCACGACCGAACGCGGTGAGGTGGGCACTGTCTCGCTGTACCTGCTGTCGCCACCGGCTGGGGCCACTCCACTGCCCCCCGTTCACGTCACGGTACTGTACCACCTGGAGGACATCGTTCTGGGTGTGCCAACGGACAACACTGTGACGCGGACCGACGCTCTGTACATGTGGGAGGAGCAAGCCTGGCAGTTTCAAGCAGGCCCTGGGAAGTATCAACCATGGGCTCAAGGCCAACAACAAGTCAAACATGCCACTTCGAAAGACGCAGAAGCCCCGTCTAATGTTGAGTACCAGTTTGGCGACAACGAGACGCAACCCCAGTCGGATGCCGTGGTGCTGCCCAATCAGGAGGAACAAACTCAACTGGACGAGGCCGTGCTCCCGGTAGGTGAGCCAGTCGTCGAGAAAGAGGTGAGCCACTTCAGGTTCAGCACACTGCTCAACAAGGTGGCCAACGTGGCGGGTTTTATTGGTTCCAAGATCCCCGCCATTGCCGAGTATGCTGCCATTGGTTCGGTTGCAGCTTCTAGCGCGGCCTATCTTCTCGAGCACTTCGGCTGGTCGCGGCCCGAGGACCACACTTCTCAGATGATCATGATCGACACACCGTTTCGCTACAACTACACGGGCAACGGCATTGACTCCTCGGCCGTATTGGGTATGGATACAGACAACCACGTGGGCTCGTTGTTCAACGCTGAGCCTGGCTGCTCTGACCCTATGGCACTGGCGACCATTGCGGCAATTCCGTGCGTCGTCCAACGGTTCCTGCTCAACACCAGCGACGCAGTTGGGTCCCGTCCATTTGTTTGCTCTGTGGCGCCGGTGTCAGGGCCCAGTTTCGGATCGCTCATGCAGGAGGAGTATGTGTCTTCATTTGGGATTTGCCGTAGATTGAGTCCATGCGGCCAAGTGGCGTCTTACTTTGAATACTGGCACGGCACCATGTGCTACAAGCTCACGGCCGTGGGCACCAAGTTCCATCAAGGGAGGCTGATGATCTCCCACAGGCCTTTCGCACCGACCGGCACGCCTGGCTATCTCAATGCAATGTCAAAGACCAATAAGATCATGTGGGACCTGTCTGAGACGAAGACAATGATGTTCAAGGTGGGGATGTACGCAAATATGCACTGGTTAAGAAGCTGGGCAGCATTCCCGCAGGTGGCCGAGACGGACTGGATGAATGGCACACTCGGCGTCTTCGTGATCAACCCGCTGACTGGGCCTTCCAACGTGGCCACGACGATCGAAGTCTTGATCGAGATGTGGATGGAGGACGCAAAGTTCGCTGCGCCCAACCACAAGGTGCTGGGGTTCACGAGATTCGACCAGCTGCCGCCAGCACTCCCCGAAGGAAAACCCAGCCCAGAGGAGGGCAAATTACCCCCCCCGGAGACCCCGCCGGATGACGACTGGCAGTATCAGGCTGGTGTGTGGCAAGCAGGGGAGACCGCCGTGGGGTTCATCGGAGACGAGGGGGCCCGTGACCACGAGTACATTTATGACGTCACGATGGGCGAGAAGATCTT